ACGCTAAAGCCTGGAAGTGGGTGGCTAGTCTGTCTGCTTTAGTTAGACCCGGGGTGACATATATACTGTTCTTTATGTATGTGTTCTTCAAGTTCGCTATGCTTGACTATGCTATGCTGGCTCAGGCGGATTGGCGTACAGTCTTTATGACCATCTGGACAGATCAAGACTTTGGCCTGCTGATGATGGTGTTAACATTCTGGTTTGTTGGCCGTGCAATTGAACGAAGAAGTACTTCAAATCTGTAAGGATGTCTTTGTAAAGCCTTTTGAGGGGTGTGCCCGTATAATGCCTGATGGCACTGTGCAGGCGTACCCCGATCCAGGTACCGGTGGAGAGCCGTGGACGATTGGCTATGGCTCCACAGGACACGGGATAGGCCAAAAGACTGTATGGACAATGCAGCAATGTGAGGAGGCTTTGGACGCTCACTTACTGTACTTTTACAAGGGTGTGATGATGCTCTGCCCCGGACTCTATGGTGAGCCTGCTGGTAGGGTGGCTGCGGTGGTTTCTTGGGCCTACAACTGTGGGTTAGGGAATCTACGTATAAGCACCTTCCGCAAGCGGATAAATGAGAAGAACTGGCCGGAAGCGGCCAAAGAGTGCCTGAAGTGGAACAAAGCAGCAGGCAGGGTGTTACGTGGCTTGACCCGTAGACGGCAAGCTGAGGCTAAATTTATTGAATAGGAGAAGCATTATGCCCCTGAAAAAAGGTTCTAGTGACAAGACAGTATCTGCTAACATTAGCAAGATGGTGAAAGAAGGCAAACCTCAGAAACAAGCCGTGGCAATTGCCCTGAGCGCAGCCGGTAAGAGTAAGAAGATGCCGGAGCGTGGTGGTCGAACAGCGACCCACAAGAAAAAGAAGATGTAAAAAGAAAGCCCCAAGGATCGCTCCAAGGGGCTTTTTTGTTATTCAGCGTCTTCTATGAATTCGCCGATGTAGATTGTAAAGAACGGAATCTTTAGCAGGATACCCATGAACATGATAAGACTCTCTGTGTCTTCATCTATGGCTACCCTGTGGCAGATGTCGTCGTTGTACTCAATATCTAGGCCGATACCCTGGCGGAAGCGTACTAAGATCATTAAATCTCACACACACCCGCTACGCAGGCCAGTTGTTGTACACCTTCCACGTTGTCAGTACCCTCAAGGAACTTGTCCCAATCAATGCCTGTGGGCATCTTAGAGGCCATGTCGTGATACTCATACTCGGTGATGGTTTCGTAGGGAGCCTGACGATAGGTGCCACCGTCCATGGGCAGGAACGACACACCGGTAATCTCATCAAAGTTCTTCCACACCCATGCACCAACTTCGGGCCACTCCTCCTCTCGAACACTGATCGTAACCGAAGGCTTGTGCTCACAGTAGTGTTTCTGGAACAAGAGCCATAGGCGCAGATGCTGGATCGCTGTAAGGTCTTCCCTAAACACTGCACCCTTCTCAACCCGCATCGGGAAGCTGAACACCGTGGTGGAGTCAGGCTTCATAACACAAGGCTCAGCAGGGAATCCTTGAGACTTCAGGAAAGATGTAAGAGGGTCTTTATTATCGGAACGTACCCGACGAATATAATACTGACTATGCTGAGGATGGATACCACTAGCAGTGCCAGTAAGCTGAGAGACTGTGCCCTCGGGCTTAACAGCGGTAATAGCTGCACTACGAGGGATGCCAAGAGCATCAGCAAAGCTAGCATTAACATCAACAGCATGTGCTTTCAACCTTTCTAGGCGCTGGGCCAACTCAGGATCATCTGGGTTGTTCAGCAAAGTGTTGTCAAGAATACCGGTCATAGACACACCCAACAAACGCTCCTCCTCGGTATTGGTCTGCCAAATCTTACGCAGGTACGGGAAGTTAGTCAGAGTCGATTGAAACGTCCCGAGAATAGTCGCAATGCGGATTTTATCAAGTAGTCGCTCCAAAGTATCACCGCTGCGAACAACGACAGAGGATAGATTACAAAATTGATAAGGACGAAGGATAATTTCACTGCAAGGGTTAGTACCCCACTCTTGATCGGGTTTCCTGCGGCCGTTTTTCCCTGCTTGAAGTTCTGAAGCATATCGGTTAAAGATTCCACGCTCTCCGGAATGAGATTCATAAATGCTGCTCCATTCACGCATAAACTGACCAACATCAGGCTTTACCGTATACACAGCACTATTGTTAGCCAGGGCACGTTGTCCTTGTCCTTCCCACCAGTTACCGGCCTTGGCGTGTGCCATTCGGTCGTCTGATAGTTCAGACAGGCTAATCATCGCGGAACGCCGAACGCCCCCAACCACAACGACTTCGCCAATCTTACACAGAATATCGTGGGCCTCAATTGAGTGGAGCTTCCGTCCTGCGGCTGTCTTGAACTTAGCCACCACGTAGCGGAATAGTTCAACCAACGGTTCCGGCCCCGAAGCGCGGCCACCAAAAGTCTTAAGCCGAGTTCCCGCTGGGCGTACAGCGGATACGTCCCACTTCGGAATTTCACCGGCATACAGTAGGGCGATGATTTGGCGAAGTGCTTTGGCCCAGCCTTCTTTGGAGTCTTTAACCACAACCACAGTGTTAGAATCAAACAGATCGTCTGGTACTTCAGGCAACTTACTGACATACTTCTGCTCCACACTAAAACCTACACCAGTACCGCAAAGAAGGATATACATAGCCTCATCGAATGCCTTCGGATCATCAATAGGCAGATAAGAGCAGTTATATCCGGCTACGTTTTGTCGATCAAGGGCGTCGCCAGCAGTCATTATAGATCGCATGGACGGCATCACCTCAAGCCCTACAACAGCATCCTGGAGTTCCTTACGGAGTTCAGGGGACAGAACATAGTCATGTTTCTTCTTCAGGTGTTTTTCCATGAAGTCAAAGTAACGGGCCACTGTTTCAGGCCAGTGCTCACGGCGTCCTTTGTCATCAAGGAAACGGGAATAGCGGCTTTTAGCAATGTAGTTTTGGTATGGAGTCATTTCAGCCATAAAGTGTCCTAAAAAGTTTTTGTTGTTTTTGGTCAATGTAGTCATCAAGATACTCAACAAGTTCCATTGTGGTGATGTCTAGCACCTCCAGCAGTGTCACCTCATCAAGTTTCTTGAGTTCCTGTTTTAATTCGTCAAGTGTTGGACTCACGTTTACTAATCTCCCGCTGTAGATACCAGAGGGCTTTCTTGAGGTCTTCCAACGGCTTACCTTTGTGCTCTGCACGGGCAACGTATTTGACCACGTTAGCCAGCCTGAAGTTTAGACCCCATGCCTCAATAGCATCAATAGGTTCAATACCCCCATGAGTGTAATGTTTGGGGCTGTTTACAACATCTTCTTCCACAAGAAGTCCCTTCAAATAAGTGTCCCTGGCAGTCCAGTTGGCATAGCCGCTGCAAGTAACACAGGCAGAATAGCCGCGATCAAACTCACGATAGAAGCAGTTAGAACAATCACGAACTACAGTCATACGGTCTTCAATACAAGTTCATCCAGTTTAGCACCGGTACGCTGGCTAGACCAAGAACCACAGCCGTTGCACTGATACCGCTGATACTTACCGGCCTTGGTGACGTTGAAGCCACGCTTACGCACCTCGTTAGACCCGCAGGTAGGACACACAAGCGGAGTCTCGGAGTGCACACCACGGTTGGGATGGTTCTTGATCCACGGCAGGAACTTGAAGTACACCTGCTCAAGCAGAACAACGTCTTGCTTGTTGTAGGCTTCCATACGTTCCCAAGCATCCTTGTCACGGTTCATGCACTTGATCCACAGTTCAAACCCTTCGTGGCCTTCTTTGCGGCCCACACCGAGGGCTTGACCGACATAATCCAGTTTGTTAGACGGGAATCGGAACTGCCTACGGGCGGTCTGCAAAAGGTCAATCTGAGCATACGGAGCCGGAGGAGTCATCCCCGCCAACAGGAATTCTTTGTTGAGCGTAGGAATGTCGAACCGGCTACCATTGTAGTGCACCACAGCGTCGGCCTCATTGAGCAGGGTATGGATGCGCTGGAGCATCTTACGCTTACCGCCCATGATAGAGGCAAACTCTACTGTATCCTCACCGAGCCACTTAGCGGCCCAGCACAGCAGGTGGCTGCTATCAATGATGTTTTTAATGTTGATGTTTTGTTTCCACAAACCCCAGGCATACACCGTGAGCGGGGATGTTTCGACATCAAGCAGTAGTATCTTCAAGATATTTCCTCACTTTACTGATTCGATCTATATCGTCTTCTAAAAGGCCGATAGCCATGTTGCACTTGTCGCACAGCAGCTTACGTACCTTGCCTGTTTTGTGGCAATGATCTACGTTTAACCTGCGCCTTTCCGGGACAGTATTACATACAAAGCACGCTCCGTTTTGCTCGAAAACCATTTCGTCGTATTGCTCTACTGTGAGTCCGTACTTTTCTTTAAGGTTTCGCTTGCGTCGATGGGCTGCAACCTTGTCTGGATTCTTTTCCGCCCAAGCCATTGACTTCTGTTTGTGGCAGTCTTTACAAGTCGGAGCACGATACCCCTCAGAAGTACGAGCGCCTCTGTGCAGATAGAAAGAATCAATTGGCTTTTCTTGAAGGCATGTATTACACGTCTTCAAAATCTTCATCTTGGCCGTCAGCAAACATATTATAGAATTCGTCGCGGTCGGCTTTCTTTACAAACTGAGCATCCGCATCGTCTTTATCGTAGAAGGCACCAGACCAACCATGGTCGATACCAAACTTGCTGGCCTCGATGCGTACCTTGCTGGACACATCGTAGCCATAGACCCCGTTGAGGAAGTTCACAAAGGCTTGAAGAACCTCCGGCCAAGTGGTGCAGTCAACAAAGGACTGACTGTGTTCTACAGTTCGGTTCTCGCCCAGGTTCCGGTACACAAAGGTGTAGTGGTTCCGGAAATCGTCGTCAAAATCATCGGTCATCGCCTGATCCTTTAATAGTGCCACGCTGCTTGCGTGACTCAAGTTTATCTAAGTTGACTTGTGCAACGTGGTCTAAGTCCATGCCAAGGAACTCAGCAATACCGGACACAAACCACAACACATCCCCAAGTTCTTTCTCTACTGCCGACCACTCAATAGAACCCTTGTCGCGCAGGTTCTTGGCAAACAGCGAGTGTAGTTCTCCAACCTCACCGGACAGTCCCAGAAGTAGATAGTTAATGTTCCTGGCAGAGTCCAGAGAGTAAGAGTAAGCAGATCGCTGATATTCATTGAGTTCCATTAAACGCTTCCATTACATTAGGAAAGTATTTCTCTAGTTCGGCTTTGCACAGTAGGGCTACATCTCGGTGCTCCTTCTGTGTCTCCGAACCGCAGCGGATGTCTACATAGTGTAGCCAGCTACGCAGCGTACCAGACATATACATATTGCTCATGGTAAGACCTTCAGGCAGTACCTTACGGGCAACTTCCTTGGCAATACCGTTGTTGAGGGCTTCGGCGTAGGCTCGTTTAGCCTCCACAAGTACATCGGTTTGCCGGTCTTCCCACCACTTGTACAGTTCCCGATCCTCGACGGGGATACTGTTTTGCCTGTTCTTCTCGTCCTGCAACCGTGGTTCACTGGTTTCAAACTCGTCGGCCACGGCATAGCGTTGGCTGAATTCTTGGAAACTAAAGGAACGGTGGCGCAGGATTTGACGGGCAATGTCTCGGGTTGTCTTGATCTCCATACACACCGACACCATCTCGAAAGGACTCCAGTGCTTGTGCTTGATGAGGTAGCGCAGCAGCTTGGGAGCCGATTCGTTGTTGTGTTGGTTGTGTGGGTTAGACACCCTGGCCATGAACGCTAGCAGGTACTCAGCGTCAGGCGTCTTCCAAATTGTCTTTACCTGGGTCAAGATTCTTTCCTTCTTCAATAGCCTGCTTTAGTAGTTCTATAATAGCCCAACGGACTAGGTTGTCTTTGTCCGGCGGAGACATCTCAATCTTAAAGTCGCCAGAGCCGTCAGGGTTGTCACTAATCTGTGTGACCCGTACTGTAAAATCAGGATCGCTCATACGTTAGGGTTCTTTTCGTGTCCAAACATGCGGAAGAAATAATCAGCATCCACCACAGCCAAGGGCTTGCAGTTGTTCTGCTTGATGATCGCTACCGGCTCATAGGTGCCATGCGTACAGGCTTGCTTGTAGACTTCGTAAATAGCAAACTTGGCGTAAGACTTGCATTCAATTTGGATGGGGTAGAAGTCACGGGCATGGGGAGATAATTTGACATCCTCACCACCGGCACCCATAGACGTTGATTCCACATCCCCAGGCCGTAGAGCATGGCAGTATTGGTACATCTTATCTCGTACCCACTGCTGTAGCTTGCGGCCTTTTTGCTTTGCGCTGGAAGTCTTCATTCTTTAGTGTTCATAAACTGGTGCATGAAGCCACCGAAGGTGTCTACAAACTCCTCATTGTGGTTTGTCTGGCCCATAGTGAACAGGATGGCGTGGATTAGTTCATGGTAAAAGGTAGCCTGCCGTGCCTGATCGCTAAGGTTGCTGCGAATCTTGATGACGTTGCATTCTGAGTCGCAGTAGCCCATCTCTGTGATGTCGGAGCTTAACTGGACTGACCAAGTGCTACCGGCGAGTTGGAAGGAGGACACCAGATTTGCCCCGGTTCCCTGCGGAGCCACAGCAGTTGCCCGTTTTCCAGTAGCCTTTCGATAGGCTGGTTGTGTTTCTGATAAGTTTTCCATACAGCCTCAAATAGTTCTTCCTCGGTTTGACACCCCTTGATGATCTTTGCAGACTTTGCAGGGCCGATGCCGTAAACACCCTCGATATTGTCTGTACGATCACCAGTTAGCAGTTGCTTGTAGAAAGCCTGCAACCCCTCAAATGGTGTCACTTGATACTTCTCTTTCTTGACCGGGTTGTAGTGGTTACCCGGCAGTTGATCCAAGTCTTTATCGACATGGACGATCCACGCATCGGGATGGACAGTGGAAGCAATGCCAATAGCGTCATCTGCTTCTTCACCCTCCGTCACCTCTGCGTGTAGCCGTTTAACCAATACGTCCCGAAGGTAAGCATAGTGCTTGGGCTTCTTCAGGTCTTTGCGATTGCCCTTGTAAGGAACATGTTTGGCAATGTCGTACCTGAAGTTGGACTTGCCGGTGATCCAGGCTTTGTAGTCATCGCATTTAAGGTCGATGTACACAATGTCTGTAAACCACTCGACAAGTCGTGCCCGAGCCAGTTCCTCAGAGTTCTCCTCGGTGGCGAAGCCGACACGATAAACCATTACGTCGGCATCAACCAAGGCCAGTTTAGAGGACATCTTCCGATTCTTCGTCAAGAGCCGTATCGGGGCTGTATACCTTGAGTTCAGTGACGATCAACTTACGGATGCTCGGAGCAGCGCCGTACTTGGCAGACATCTTGTGGCGGTAGCTGGACACAATGGCGACTGCCTTGGTGCCGTTACCGATCTTCTTGATGTCCACGGGGTTGCCGTCTTCGTCTACCGGCTCAAACACGAAGTTCGACTTGGCGACGATGTACTTACCCATCGTATCTTTTTCCTTGATCTTCACGCCCAGACCTTCCAGAGCCTCGACAGCCTTGTCCGACAGAGCGCCAAGGGTACATTCGTACTTCTTGTTGTCTTCGTTGAACTTGGTGTTGAGTTCGCTCATCCAGTTAGACCAGAACAGTTGACCGGAGATTTTGACGGGTTTCTCAGAAATGCTCATTTCATTTTCCTTAAAGTTAATGGTGCCCCTGCCCGGAATCGAACCAGGGCCGGATGCTTACAAGGCAACTGCACGACCTTCATGCTACAGGGGCTATGGTGCGGCTGACCGGACTCGAACCGGTACGCCTATTGGCGAGGGATTTTAAGTCCCTTGCGTCTACCTATTTCGCCACAACCGCTAAAACGCTATTGTAGCACAATTGGAGTATCCTCGCAAGTATCTAGGGTTTTATCTATCTCCTGTAGGCACAAATACAACAGAGTGGCAACCTCCAAAATGTCTAGCCCTGCTGTGTGGCTGAGTTGAAAAGAGTCTTTGTACACATCCACTACGATGCGGTCAGTGGGTTTCTCGCCAGTTACGTCCAATTTTATACTCCCCGTCCAAAGGACAGCGTAGGTTAAAGTATTCACCAGCCTCGATGATGCTATGCTTGGCCGCTTCGCCTGCTGTGTCAGCTAGGTCTGCTGGGCATTCAAACTGAAACTCATCGTGGACGTTGGCAACCATCTTTACGGGCCACTTGTTACGCTTGATCTTCTCGTCGAACAGAACCAGAGCCTGCTTCATTACAATCGCGCCTGCGCCTTGTAGTAGGCTATTAAGCGCCGAATGCTCGGAGCGTACCCATATCTTACGACCATCAAGCCCCGGTACATAACCCTTGCCTGCATACTTGGATACCTTATTTCGTAGAGCCTTGAGCGCGGGAGTCGCGTCAAGGAAGGAATCAATAAGTTTTTGTCCGTCCCTTGCAGAACCACCAACAATACTCCCAATCTTCGCTGGGCCTGCCCCGTAGAGGAAGGCGTAGATGAATGTCTTTGCCTGATCCCGCGTTTGTAGGCCAGCCGCTTTCTGGTTCTTCGTATGGATGTCCGTTCCGTCTTTCGACGATCCTGAAACGACCGCATGGGTATAGTCCTTGTCTTGCATGTAATGAGCCAGCATACGCAGTTCCAGGCCAGAGGCATCGCAGCCCACCAGCATGTTCCCGTCCTCAACAGTCCAGCACTGACGACACTCTGGGCCATAGACAGAACCAGCATTAGGCACCTGAGCCATGTTAGGGCTACTGTGCGTCATGCGGCCAGTTACGGCCCCGTTGGTGATGACCTTGCCATGTACCCTTCCGTCGTTGCCTACCTCGTCAATCCACGACTTGATCTGAGCGATTCGCTTCTGAAGCAGCAGGTACTCTGCAATCATTTGCGCCTCTGGCAAGTCAACCTTGGATAGCACAGATTCATCTACTATGGGTTGCCCCGTAGGGGTGAAGTCTTTAGGCTTCCAGCCAAGTTCGATCAGCTTTTCTCCGATCTGCTTGCGGCTGCCGGGGTTGAAAGTAACCAGCAGCGGCTTGAGTTGCTTGCCTGTTTTCTCACTGACTCTCGGGACTTCGTAGGGAGGCCACCGCTGTTGCATTGACTCATATATTTCATCCAGTTTTCCTTGGATGTCAGCAAGTAGCATGGTTGCGAAGGGTAGGTCAAGTTTGAATCCATTACGTTCCTGCCTTGAAATGATGGAGGCTACCTTGTGTTCTAGGTCGATAGACTGCTGGCTAAACTCTTTCTTGCTCAGTTCTTTACAAAGGTGAGCATAGAGTCGGTCAGTAACAAGACAATCCCGTATGCAATAATCAACAAGCAGATTTTCTTGGGGCTTGTCAAAGCATTCTCCAGGATACTCTTGTCGTCGTCCTTCGATCCATTCCCAGACCTTCGCATAATCAATCTTCTCCTTCTCCAGCGTCTTTCCCCACGCGTCGAGGCTGTGTCCTTGCTCTCTGCTCGGCTCTAGCAACCTTGATGCTATCAACGTATCGAACACTTTCTTCAAGTTTATCGAAATATTCCAGATAATCCTGAGGATCGGTCCATCGAAGGCGATTAGATTGTGGCCGATTATCAATGTAGCGGCCTTTATATATTCCTGAAGGCGGCTTGCTTCTTTCCATACTATTGTTTCCCCGGTGTCAATATTGCGCGTGACCACAACATGAATTTTATCATGTTTCGAGTTTGTCTCAATATCAAGAACGATTCTCATTTAAATATTCCACAGCTTTCTGTAAAATTTCTGTCGAATCTTTAAAATGACCTAAGGCAGTATTGCAAGAATGGCAAAGAAGTCCTCGGACAGCCCCTGTTGTGTGGCAGTGGTCTACGCATAAGGTGGTTTTCTTTGTGCCGTCTTCTTTAGAGCCGCAGATTTTACAAGAATGCTGTTGTTTTTCTAGCATATCATAGTATTGATCTACTGTGATATTGTAGAAGTATTTAAGCCACTCTTTACGCCTGTCTTTACCTTTGTTTTCCCTATAAAAACGCTGTCTCCTCGTTTGACTAGCTTTCTCGTCTTTTTCTTTACAAGACAAGCATCGTTTAGACAGTTTGTCAAAAGTGCGGCTATCCTTCGCAAACTCCGTCGGATTCAACTCTTGATTGCACTTTTTGCAAGTTTTCATATTTCTCTTTCAGAATCTCGTATTCGTGGATCAAGTGTCCGTATCGGTCTTGAAGGTCAAGATACTTAGTCTCCAAGGCCAACAAACGCTGTACCACCGACTCAACATCCATCATGCTGCCTCCTCAATCCGCTTCTCAGCAATCTGGAAGTATCCGGGATCCGTCTCAATCCCGATGAACCTACGGTTGGTGTTCATTGAGGCAACCCCCGTAGTCCCAGAGCCCATGGTGTTGTCCAGCACAAGATCACCTTCATTGGTGTATGTGCGGATCAGGTACTCCATAAGAGCCACGGGCTTTTGGGTTGGGTGGGCACCATTCTCAGTGGGGAACTCAAGGACGGTTGTGGGGTATCCGGTGACCGTCTGCCGAGTCGTCTTGCTACACTCTCCATAATTCCCCCGGTTGGTTCTGGAGACCATCACATCCGTAGGCCTAGTACCTTGAGGGTTGTAGGTCGGCTGGCTCTTGTAGAAGACGACGACATCCTCAGTATTCCTAAGAGGCTGCTTCTTGGCGTTTAGGTGTCCGGTTGGTTTCGACTTTTTCCAGACCCAGCAGTATTTGAAGTCCTTCAGGTTGCTGATGATGAGGGTTGAGGTGAATGGCTGGGCTGCGGTTAGGACAATCGCTCCGTCCTTCTTCACCACTCGTCCATACGCTTCCCAGAGTTCGTCGAAAGGGATCACAGAATCCCACTTGTTCTGCGTGGTGCCGTAGGGAAGGTCACAAAGAATCAGGTCAACAGAGTGGTCAGGAATGGTCTTCATCACCTCCAGGCAATCCCCGAGGTGCAGTTCGTATGCGTTCAAAATCGTTCCTTAGAAGTGTTTATTGTAAAGATGAATCACAGCTTCTCGAAGTTTGCTCACGCTGCCTCCTTAGCGGATTCTTGAAAACGCTTCCACAGCCACAGAAACTGCTTGAGGGATAGCCCAAGCATGGCAGTCTCGCCGTGGCTCACAGGCACAGTATCAAACCGGTGATAGCCCCCGCCCAGGTTCTTAACGATTCGATCACGAAAGATGTCGTAGATGTACATATCATCGTCGTTGATTGAATGGTAATCGGGTTTCATTTCTCGTACTTTACCTTTTCAAATTTAACATCTTCAACCTGAACAACAAAGCCCTGCTCTCGCATGTCTTCCACAAAGTCCAGAGCCTTGTCTAGCAGAGTGTCCTCGAAAGTGAACACTGTGTATTGGTAGATACCGCACCACAGCAGATTGTATAGTTCTTTCACAGTGGCTGCTCCTCCACTTCCAGCATTCTACCAGAAACAGTGTCAAAACGCAAGTGGCAGGCAGGGCCGGTGTAGCCATTAAACCGGTTCTTTGCCACCGCCACCTTTGTAGTGTGTCGTTCTTCTTCGTCCTCTGCCATGCTGTTTCGCTCCAGCGTGATAACCGCATCCGACAATTGAGCGATGGCACCGGAGCCCCTCAACTGAGACAACGACACCGCTTGCCCGTCTTCGTGCCCTGCGTTGCCCACCGGACGGCGCAGGTGAGACACGCAGAACAGGGTAATGCCCAGTTCCTGTACCAGTGTCCGTAGTTTGGTCATCATGTTGTCGATGGCCTTACGTTCGTCGCCTGAGTCCTGGCCGGATACAACGATAGAAATATGGTCAAGGAAAACCACGCGACAATCCAGAGCTTTAGCCATGTATCGAATTCGGCTGATGACGTTTTCAATCTCAAGAGAGCCAAAATGGTCAAACAGATAAATACGGCTTGTGCCGAGAGTCGAATCAAATGCCTCTTTAAGTTCGGATTCTGTAACCTCTGTGTCAGGTAGGTGCAGCATCTTGTTAGCATGGACGGACATGATACTTCTGGCGGTCTTGCGTACCGATTCCTCCAGAAACATCGCGCCAATGTTCCAGTTAGTTGAGCGAAGGATTTGATATAGCACCTCGCGTAAAAACTGAGATTTGCCCAAACCAGAGCCTGCCGTGATAGTAACCAGTTCAGCCGGCCGAATGCCATACAAGAGCCTGTTCAAGCCTTTCCAAGGGTAGAATGCTTCTGCTGGTTTCTCGGGGGCTGAGACAGACTCCCAGAGGGTAGCAGCATCGACAATGCCATCAGGAACAAACGATT